TATTTGCGTACCTCGTGACGGAAGACGTTACTATCAAAAGTGGGAAAACATAGGGCAACAAAATATCCCGCCTTTACACATGAATTGCAGAAGTTTATTAAGTCTAAGAACTGGAAGCGATTTAAGCGATACAAGACCAAGCCAATTTGGAGAGATTAAAGACTTAACTTATAAAGAGTGGTTTCCTAAACAGCCCGATTGGTTTCAAAAGCAAGTATTAGGCAAAAAGAAATTTGATTTATTTAAGAACGGACAATTTAAGATAAATGGACTCCCTGATATAGGGAATAAGAAATTAAATATAAATGACATTAAATCAAGCCTAGATAGATACTCACAAGGAGACTGATTTATATTTAAATTTAAATCCTTTAGAGGTTTTTCTTTTACCTAAACAGCATTCACTTACATAAGCACCAGTTTGTCTTATGGCTTCACTTACTGAGTGAAATTCGTTTACAAATTGACCTTTTTTAGTATATTGAACAACTGCTACATTTTGCTTATTATTAATTCCATTTATTTTATCACTACTAATCTTATCTAGGTTATCTCTAAAAGTAACAAGTCTTATATTAGTAGGGCTATAACTTTTATAATCGTCTAATCTATCAACACTAGGAACTAAATATTTATCATAATCGCTATTTACCCAATTATTAAATAGTTCTTTAAAGTTTGATTGAGATTTAACCCACTCTTTAAGCCAGTCTAAGCTATACGTAGGCATTTCGTGTTTTCTTTCTTTGCAATTACGTCTTTGATTGAAATATATTGTATATATTAATCCATCATGTGTTTTTCTATGTGCTTTTCTTTTTTCTTTTTCACAATCTTTACATCTATTAGACACATTTAGTCTACATTCTAAATTTCTGTAGTATTCAGATAAAGCCTTTGAGGTGTCGCAAGTATTGCAAATTTTAGTTTCCATGATAATAACCTTTATGAGATATAAAGGTTTGAGTGTATAATTTCAACACTCGTTGAGCCTTGCCTTATTAAAGGTCTTACGATATTATATCACAACTTTCTTAAAGTCCTTAGATGTTGATATGATTAAGAATTCTTTGGATAGGTACTCGAGAGGGGACTAATCCCAACAACTTAAACATTCTTGTGCATCTAAAGCACCATCATTTAAATCTATTTCACTAATTCCCATACTCTCAATATGAGTTTCTACTTCGAATTCTGCGGTTTCTATACTTACCCCAAGATTAATCATATAACTTGTAAAATCATTTCTATAGCTAACAAAAGCGTCCTCAAATTCTTGTGCTATTTCGTCTAAGATATTTTGTTCGCAAGACCTACAAATATCCCATTTTTTACTAACTTTGTATTTAACAGTGTCTAAATCTTCTTCAAAATAATTAGGACAAGAAAGCTTCATAAACTCTCTTAATGGCTTTATATTTTTACATATTTGACAAGTTTGTTTCGCACCTATTTTAAATAACTGCTTTGCATATTTTCTCTTCATTCTCTACTCCTTTTATTTAAAACTATAACACAATCCAACAACAAAACCCCAAATTAACACAAAAAACATGATAAAGTTTTAATGTGTGTAACAAATCGTAACAAAATATGATATAATAGGCTTGTTAAAATAAAAGTAATGGAGTTTACTATGGAAATCAAGGACATATTAGAAAAGCTATCGGATGATAGTCAAATGGTGGATTTTGTGAAAGGTCTTAACGACAAAGCACAAAATGTTGAGGGGCTAACTACAAAGGTCAATGACTTAGAAAGAAAATCTACAGAAGCAATTGAGGGTCGACAAGCTCTTAAAACTTTAGTTAGAAATACTTTAGGGGTTGACGACGTTTCGGAAGATAGCTTAAAAGCGATATTGGATAATAAAGCTAAACCCGACGAAAAGTCACAGTTAGAGATAGATAATCTTAAAAAGATGATTGAAACTCTCAACACTGAAAAGACGCAGATTCAGACAGATTCTACTAAGGTTATTCAAGATTTTCACTTGACTAACAGCATTAGGGACTTAGGAATCGGACAAATGGCTTCGACTAAAATCGCGGAATCGCAATTAGTGGATATTTTAAAAGACGGTGTTACTATCGAGAATGGCAAAGCAGTTTATAAGAGTGAGGACGGTACTACTCAATTCCATAATGGCGTTGAAATGAACACTACTCATAAATTAGACTCAATAAAAGCTAATCCTGATTACGCACACCTTTTTAAATCTTCAACAAATAGTGGAAGCGGAACAAGTGGAACAAATGGCACTTCTAATACTAGCTCTAATATGGGCGGTACTAAAGAAGAAAGAACAAAGTCTATTCAAGATAAAATAGACGCAAATAAATAAGGAATAAGAAATGGCATTAACAGATTTTAAAGTATTTAATCAGTATCTATATGAAGCTACAATCGAAACAGTAGCACAAGAGATTGATAAGTTTAACGCGGCTTCAAATGGTGCAATCGTATTATCTGCCGAAGGTTTTGACGGGGACTTTATGCGTGAAGCTATGTTTAGTTCATTACACACAGCCCAAAGACGTGTAGATAGATATGCGGCGGCTTCGACTCCTTCTGAAACTCCACTAGCACAAATTCAAGAGAATAGTGTTAAGGTAGCGGGTGGATTTGGTCCTATTGTATGGCGACCTGCTGATATTGCATGGATTCAAGAAAACGAAGCACAAGCTGTTGAGTTAATTTCTAGAAACTTAGCAGAAGCAATTATGCAAGACCAATTAAATACGGGTATCGCTTCATGTGTTGCGGCTATTTCAAATGTTGCGGGATTAACTAATGATGTTTCGGCTACTACTGCTGTTACTTATGTAGCTATGAATAACGCTCATGCTTTATTTGGAGACAGAAGTGCCGCGATTATCGCTTCAATTATGAACGGTGCAACTTATCATAACTTAGTAGGTCAAAACCTTACTAACGCAACAAGACTTTACGAATTTCAAGGCGTATTAATTGTTGATATTTTAGGTAAGCCGACAGTTATTACAGACGCACCCGCATTGTTAGAAGCGGGAGTACCAAATAAAGCTAAAGTATTATCACTAGTTGCGGGTGCTATCGTTATTTCAGACGCGGGAGACTTAATTACTAATATTGAAACAAATAACGGCGAAAATGTTATTAAAACATCATTACAAGCTGATTATACTTTCGGTGTAGGTCTTAAAGGTTATTCATGGGATATTGGAAACGGTGGAGCTTCTCCAAGTGATGCAGAGTTAGCAACTGGTACAAACTGGGACCAAGAAGCAACAAGTGTTAAAGATACGTCGGGTGTTATCACTATCGGCAACGCAGACTTATAAGGAGTAGCGAATGGCAAATGATAATAGAAAAATTTGGTTAGTGGTTTTCCCCACTTACCAATACAAAGAAGACGTTAAGGTTTTAGCTAGACAAAAGAATCTTAAAATTGTTGATAAAAAACACGGTAAAGGTTTTGACGAGAAATTCTTAGCCGCAGATTCGGAATGTCCTAAACTGACAGTCCTAGCAAAATATAAAAAAGAAGAAACTAAAGCGTAGTTTTGTAGAGTCCTTATTTTTATAAGGGCTTTATCAAGATTATAAAGGATTTTTAAATGGCTATTACAATTTATCCCGATACTGGTTATGATAGTTTTTCAAGTATAGCAGACGCAGACGCATACTTAGCATCAAACGTGCCTAGCTCACAACGTACATTATGGGAAGCGTTAGTCGATGCAGATAAAGAAATCTATTTGCGGCAATCAACTACATTAATCGAAAATAAAATAACTTTACCTGATACACTAGAAGAAAACTTACAAAATGCTTGTATTTACTTAGCTAACTATTCTGTAGGCTTAGACATGCTTAATAGTGACGGAGAAACGGGAAATATTAAAGTCGATGAAGTTGTCGGAGTTGTTAAAACTGAATATTTCGGAGCTTCAAAAGATAGTGATTCTTTTCCTTCTATTGTGGATTTATTATTAGCAGATTATGGATTAGTTACAGACGGCTCATTTAGTTTTGAAAGAAGCTGATTATGTCTAAAGCAACTAATACAGTCTTAAAGATTGAAAAAGCCGTAGAGAAGTACGGAAGTGCTATTAAAATAAGAACAATCACAAAAGGGGCTTACGACCCACGTGACCCAACGGGAAACGATACAGTCGTAGACGTAGCCGCAAAAGGTATATTTAAAAAGAGTATGTCTCAAGACTTAAAAAATATAGTACCCGAAAACATACTACAAACATTTGAAAAGATAATTTTAATTAATGCAGATTTTGAATTAAGTAAAGTTGATAACCGTATTTTATATGACAATGTTCCTTATGAGATAGTTTTTATTAGTGACCCAATTTTGCAAGACGTAACATTATATTATGAGTTGTTAATACAAAAATAATGGCTAGTTTACTAAACGAATATAATAACCTAATAAGTGACGTTGATAAAATAGTCGCTAGGGTTGTCGCTGATTTATTCGCAGAGTTGCAAAGAAAAACGCCAGTCGATACGGGTGCTTTACGTCAAGCGTGGGAAGTTACACAAAAAGGCGATACATGGACTATATCAAATAACTTAGTCTACGCTTCCGTTATCTTCGACGGCAGACAAATAGTAAACGGTAAGGCTCAAGGAAGTTTACAGCTAATAGAGGGTATCGTCCCAATATTAGACAAGTATAATAGGGTATTAGAGATAGAATTAAGAAAGGTTTAAAATGTCAACAGCACAACTTGATATGTCAGCAGAAAGTGAAATTTATTTCCTTGCAAATTGGACGGATACATTAATAGATTTACCCGAAAAAGCATTAGCTACTGACGGCTTAATAGAATGGATAGCATTAAATTATCTATCATTACCAAGTGATTTAATCGGATTTAATGGAACTACTACGGGGAGAATTGAATACACGGGGACACTATACGTAACTTGTTATAACAAATCTAAAAAACTATGCTTAGGACTTGCGGGAGACGTTGAGGACTTCTTTGAGGGCTTAGAATTACCGTTAGGCATTACCGTAGGAATTGCACAGTATGGAGAAATGCAAGACCTCGATAACAACTATTACGGTATTGATGTTTCTTTTCGTTTGACTAAGTGTTAGGAGTCAAAATTTAAAGTATGCTCTAAATTGTTTTCTCTTACATAGTTGTCATAAGAGTAAGCCGCGGCTAATCTACATTTAAAAGTACCTAGATAAATACGCTTATTGTTAACTGTAATTTTACATGACCATTTTCTACTATGCTTATGCCAACTAACTCCTCTGTACCCGCTAGTATTAGTAATTATTAATTTTCTTGTATTTTGAGATTGGGTGGATTTTGTAGTCCATCGACAGTTATTATGATTATACCCTTTATCATTATTTTCCCTATCAATAGTTAAATCTTTATGGTATCCATTTTGCAAAGCCCAGTCGTAGAATATTTTAAAATCATTTAACCATTCGTCGCACATTAAAATTCCACGTCCACCATAATCCTTATATCGTTTATTATTTTTATTATAACACCTACTTTTAATATTATGAAATATTATATAAAGCCTATGATTTATTAATCCGTGAGTTATCTTATGTAAAGATTTTTTATTTATACAGCCACACGATTTAGTGTTACCAGTTTTTATACTGTTTATTATTACTTTAAATTCACTTCCGCAGTGACATTTAAATATTCCGAATCTTACTTTATTTTTTGATGTTTCTGTGGCATATAAATATCCTAAATCTTTTATTAAAATAGGCTTCATTTGATTTATCCTTAATCGTGATAGTTTCTTAATCATATAAAAGCGAGAGGCTCATGACTTCCTCTCTTTACGATTAAGTAGTAAAATTATATCACTTTAATGTTTAAATAAAACTTTGTTACGATTAGTAACACTTAAAACTATTTTATGATATAATAGGCTTAATATTTTCATGCATGAGAATAAAAAATTAGAGAAGGAAAAAGATATGGCAAAAATGAACACAAAGAAAAGTCTTATGTTGTTATTAGACGGTGCTGTTTTACCAACGGAAACGGATTTTCTTGAACTACAAGAGCCTTTAATTGTAAACCCTAACCCTACGGTAGAGGAATACGACAGAATTTCGGGCAAACTAGGTACAAAAGACACTTACGCTGATACGTGTCATACTGTATTTACAGAGACAGTCTCTCACAAAATGAGACAACAAGACTCGGCACAAACTACGCTTAACGCTACTCCCGAATATGCGGAATTGCTTAAAATTGGTGGTTTTGAATATGACGTAACTAGTGAAACATTAGTGTTAGCTGACGCTTCGGCTGTTACTTTAGGCGAGACAATCACGGGCGATACTTCTAGTGCGAGTGGTACAGTTATCAAAATTGACACTACTAATGACATTATTACTTTAAATGCTGTAACTGGCGCACCTTTTGCAATTGGTGGAGAAGCACTAAACACAGCTTCATATACTTCTACAAGTGCGGGTTACAGTCCAACATTTAAGAATACTCAAACACCATCACGAGGTAGTGCAAAAATCTACTTAGACGGTAAGAGATATAACCTTACAGATACATTAGTAGCAGATAATACATTAACTTTTGAAATTGGAAAAGCGGGTGTAATTAGTTCAGCTATGAGTGGATTTATTGACAATAACGGTATTGCAGTAGACGAAGCAAATCCCGCAGTTACTTTATCTGACGAGCCTTGTATGTTAGTTTCTTGCCTTGATGTTATTACAGCGGGTGGGACTGCTTTAACAGCTGATACAATTACTATCACTACAAACGCAGACATTCAAGAGTTTTACGCACTTAATCTAAAAGAATTTTCTATGCAAGATTACGTTATGAAAATTCAAGCTGATTTTTACGTTGATTCGGCTAACTATGCCGACGCTATGACTAAGATTAATGCTCAAACAGTAGAAGCGATTGACATTAAATTAGGTACTAACGCAACTGGAAGTCTTATTAATGGTAAATCGGTACACATTACGGCAGACTTAGCAAAAGCAAGTGCGGTTACAGATTCAGACGATAAAAATGCTGTTAAGCGTTCTTTCACATGGATTTTAAATCTTGATTCACAAGATACAGCGATACTAATCAAAAACGGTTTCTTCGCTTAATAAACGGTAATCCGTGCGCAGTCGTCGGGGTTGTTTTCGTCCTTGAAGCAACCCTACTTAAGACAATCAAGGACACACATTTTTCAAGGACATTAAAATGGCAAAGTTTATTACAGAAAGACCTTTCTCAATAGAATTCGGAGAAGAAACATTATTAGGTATGTATAGAGAGTATACAAAACCCGAACAAAAACAAATCATAAAAGAGTTTGAGTCTGATTCGCTGCAAGAAAAAGAATTAAACAAAATCAAAAAGAGACATTCAGAACTACAACTAGAGCTAAAAATTTATGAAGATGATAAAGAAATGTTAGCCGCAACTTATGAAAAATTCAAACTATGCACAAGAGACTTAGAAGAAAAAACAAAAGTCGTTGAAGATTTAAACATATCTGAAAGAGGTATGGTTAAAAGATTTGAAATGTGTGTAACTTCTGATAAAAAAGACAGAATTAAAGAATTAGCGGAAACTTACGGATACGAATCTATATTTAAAACTATATACGAAGATTTAGAAGAAAAAAAGAAAAAAGACTAAGAGATTTAATCGAGTGGGCGGGTCAATACGCGAGAAAAGATGATTTTTCGACATTAGACGAGAGAGACATTGAAACTTGTAAAAACGACCCGCATTCTACTTACGTCTTTTTTGATGATAACGACCACGAAGCAAAGTTATTAATACACACCTTTAAAAGTACAGATTTTATTTATAATCCAATGTCGGGAAAGCCTACGGGATTTAATTACGATATGTTGAAAGATAATCTAAAATGGAAGGGATTAAAGCCTAAATATTACGTTAACCTTTTAACTGCTATGCTAAGAGATTATATAAGACATTCTAATTAAGAATTTTAATAATCTTATCCCTTATCTCTTTAGCTATTTTATATTGTTTAGAATTCTCATTGCATTCCAATATAACACTATCGGCACTTCTTTTTACGTTGTAAATAGAAAAATATATCTTTTCTGACATTTTTTCTTTTACTATTTTTTTATGTCTTTGCAGACTTTCTTGTAGTTTATTGGTGTGATATATACAATCAGCATATAAAAAACCCGACAACATAATAAATATTAATAACTTCATTTTAAATTCCTTTATACTATATTTTTTGAGTGCTCTAAATTATGCTCGTCAATGTAATTATTATACATAATAGCACAATCAATAGCACAATTACTCGCCCCAATAGCAATAGTTTTATAATTTACTTGGATTCTAGAATAATACTTTTTTCTGTCTTTTCTAAAAATAACACCTTTAAATCCAGTGGTATTATTGCTTCTAATAGTTCTTATATTTCGTGATTGTGTGCATTTAGTCGACCACCTACAATTATCAGGCTCATAGTTCCCGTCATTTTTTTCTCTATCTATTGTTAAGTCTTCATTATACCCGTTTTTTAAGCACCAGTTATAAAAAGCCATAAAATCATTTTTCCATTCATCGCAAATAGTTATTCCACGACCCCCATAATATTTATAGTTTGTATTTGATTTTGAGTTGCATCTACTTTTAATACCTGACCATATATTATAAATTCTATTTCTTTTTTTATTAATTAAAAGTGATTTTCCGTGAGTAGCAGAACTTTTAATTTTACTGCATTTTTTACATATACATTCTTTTTTAATAGATACATAATCTTGTCTCATTGTAAACTTGTCCCCACAGTTTTTACATTCAAGAGTATAATGCCTTCGCCCATTTTCTTTAAATTCTTTTATTATATCACTCTGTAAGATTTTCATTTTATATCCCTAGTTGTTGTAGTTTCTTAGAAGTTTCAAGCAAGGGGGTAATTAATCCCCTCTTTACAACTAAGTGAATAATTATACATTAAAAACATATTTAAATCAAGTGTAACAAATCGTAACACATAAATCAATATTGTGTTATAATACATATAAAAAAAGGCTTCGCATGGCTGAATTAATTATAGACGTCTCCGCAAAAGGCATTGAAAAAGTTACAAAAGGCATTAATCGGCTAGAAAAAGAACAAGATAGCTTAATAAAAAAGAATATTGCTCTCAATAAAACACTACTTACACTTGATAAAACAAGTGAAAATTATAGAAAGGATAAAGAAAAACTAACACTAGCTATTAAAAAAAATAGTCTTACACTTCGAGAGAATAAAAATAATGTAGTGAATTTAAGGAAAGAACAAACAAAACTTAGAGATTCAACCAACAAGACGGCAAAATCAATATTTAATATGGCAAACGGGGTTAAGGCTTTTGCAAGTGCCTACGCAGTCGTAAAGTTAGTAGATTTAACTAAATCGTTTACTAATATGGCAGACAAAGTAACTCTTTTAGATTCCCAATTAAAATTAGTTACAACTTCTAGTGAAAATTTACTAAAAGTTCAGACGGATTTATTCGCACTCTCACAAGACACTAGGCAATCACTAGAAGCTACCACGAATTTATACGCAAGAATGGCGAGAGCAACAGAATCAGCGGGTACAAGCCAAGAAGATTTATTAATAGCTACAGAATCTATTAACAAATCCCTTGTTATTAGTGGAGCTTCTGCAAGTGAAGCGTCAAGTGCGATAACTCAACTTTCGCAAGGTTTAGCAAGTGGAGTGCTAAGAGGGGAAGAATTTAACAGTATTACTGAGAATGGTAGTCGTATAGCTATGGCGTTAGCAGATAGTTTAAAAGTAACGGCGGGAGAATTAAGAGCGATGGCGGCAGACGGGAAATTAACGTCAGAAGTCGTTCTAACCGCTTTAATAGACCAATCTGAAAAAATAGGAATAGAATTCGAAAAAATGGGGGTAACTGTTGGTCAATCTATGACCGTTGCTTCTAATTCTTCATTAATATTCGTCGGCAAATTAGACGATTTATTGGGCGTTACTGATTTACTTTCAGATGCTTTTATTGGTTTAAGTGGAACACTAGACACTCTTACAAAAAAAATGGACGGCCTCCAAGAAAGAGCCGCAAAAGTCGAAGAATTTGCATTAATAAAGCAAATACAAAAAGCAAGTAATGAGTTTGATTTATTAGATAAAAAAGCAAAGGCTTCTAGGACAGACGGTTTTGGATTTAAAAGACACGCTCAAGATGTCAAAGAAGCACAAGAAGCACAAGAAAGATTAAATACATTAACAGACCAATATCTTGTTTTAACTGGAGCAGTTAGCGAAAAGTCTGGAACAATAGCGGTTAAAAATAAAGAAATTATAGTTAGTCAGGAAAAAATAAACGCCTTGCTTTGGGAAGCGGAACTAGCATCTAATAAGCAACTAAAAGGGATAATATCGGTTAATGAAGAATTTGTAAAATCATTTGATTTATTGACGGGATTTGGAGCAAGTCAAGAGGAGTTAATAGAGCTAACGAATCTTTGGGGAGCATCTCTTGATAGCGTAAATGATAAGTTTCCTACTCTTGATGATACAGACCAGTTAACAACATCACTAGACTCATGGCAAGATTATTACAAGTCAATAGGAGATTTGTCGAAAGCTTGGTTAATAGAAGAATCTAAGTTGAGAGAGAAGTATACAGACTTAGACGAAGAACAATTTGAAAAAATAGCAAACATAAAGAAAGAAGAATTCCTAGAAAGAAACAAAGAGCAAAAAAAAGACCAAAAAGACATTGTCGCGGGATATGGTCAAATAGCGGGAGCATTATCGGGACTATTTGAACAAGGCTCAAGAGAAGCACAAGCCTTTATTATAGTAGAAAAAGGTCTTGCCGTAGTTTCCGCAGTTCAAGCTATTTTAACGCAAGGAAAGGGCGACCCATATACAGCGTTTGCTCGAATGGCGGCTATGGTAACTGCAACTGCGGGGCTTTTAAGTTCTATAGGGGTAAGCGGTGGAAGCGGAGTAAGCGGTGGCAGTGGAACTGATTCATATCAAGAAGCAAGAGACTTAAACGTAGGTAATATCGAAGCTCAATACGACCCTATTGTAAATGAGCTTGAAAGACATACAGAATTGCTAGAAGCCCTTAACTTACAAGGTACAGCAGGAGCGGCGGGGTTACAATCAAGTGATATTACTTTTGTAAGAGATTTTAAAATAGCTATTGAAGATATAATCGCTGAAAACTTATCAAGATATACAAAAACTTCATATACCCGTGTAGTTGACGCGGGGGGAATTGAACAATTTATAGAAAATATGGAATTATTCGCGCAGACAATGGGCGAAGGGTTTGACTTTTTACCCGAATTAGCACTAGACGTTGAAGGTAAATTTTATTCAGATTTTGACCAATTAAGAGAAGCGGGAGACTCTTTAGACTCATTCCATTTTAATATGCTTAACTTCTTAGCAACAGCGACAGAGTTAGAAGACTATAGTTTATTCTTAGGAGACGAAACAGGAGCGGCGGGGAGACTTGAAGATTATCAAGAAGCCGTCGAAACTATGCAAATTGTTAATCACGATTATATAATAGGATTGATTGACATTACAGACAGCCTAAGTGACGCGGGAGACACTTTTAAAGATGTGTTTGACTCGATTACAAATACAGCACAATTTGCGAGTCGTGACCTTACAGCCGCTTTTTTAGATGTAGAAAATATTATAGGTACTAATACTTTTGCCGAATATTTAGAGCAACAAGTTTTAGCTATAGAAAGTATCGAAGCACAATTAGACAGCGATTTAGTAGCGTTGTTTTTAAGCAACGACCCTGCAGACTTAAGAGAACAAGCGATAGCATTACAAGAATTAAGCGAGTCTACGGGATTAGTATTTGCAGACGGAGCAAGTGACGCACTCGATTATCTTGACTCAATAGAGCTAGTATCCGAAGCTATGGTAACATCAAGCGATAATATTAAAGACTTTATCGACAGTTTCAAAACAGAAGAACAATTAGCGCAAGATTTAGCAGATACAGTCGGGGTTGATTTAGTAGAAACTTTTGAGGATTTAGAATCTATATTCGTAACAATGGCGAGTGATGTAGAAGGATTAACAGATATTGAAGCTGAATTCTTAGAAGCAAACAAAGCCTTAATCGAAGAAACTCACGACGCGAGAATGGACGCTATAAACGAAGAATTAGACGCTACCCGTTCGTCTATCTCAACAGTCGAGGGAATATTAAATACATTAGATTCAACTATCAATAAATTAAAAGGTAGTGCATTAGGTGGAGAAGCTACATTAGACAGATTCTTTGCATCATTAGACGAAACTGTATCCTTATCAACAAGCGGAGATAATACGGCGTTTGCAGATAGTTTAAAACAAACAGTAGCCCTAAGTTCATCTTTAACAGACGGGACAAACTTCGCAAGTGGCGAGGATTTAAAATTCGCACAACTAACAGCGATTAACCAATTTGAAGCCTTAGAAGTAGTTGCAGAAGATGAATTAAGCGTACTAAAAGAGATTGAAGAAAATACTAAATTGTCAGCTATTGCATTAGAAGCACAATTATTTAATATCGGCGCGTCTATTTCTGAAATAACAACAAGTCAACAAACAGCACGGGCGGCAATTCCAACAACGGGCGAAATATCAACATTTATAACAGAAGTTTTTGACGTATTAAGCAGTGACCACGATAGAGCGCAGTTAATATCTCAACAAATGACAGCAACGGGAGTTAGTGCGGCAAGAATAGACGAAGCTTTAGGACTTGCGGCGGGAACAAGTGCGGACTTTTTAGAAATGCAAGGATTCGAAAGCGGTGGATTTACTGGAATAGGTGGAAATTCAGACGTAGCGGGAATAGTTCATAAAGGCGAATATGTAGTTAATAACGAGCAATTAAGAAGCGTAGGCGGTGTTAATGCCCTAGAAGGTATGTTAGCGGGTAATACGCAAATAGCTAATCAAGCGTCGAACACTAACGGATACGAAAGACAATTATTAACAGAGTTTCAAGCGTTCAGTAAAAAATTTAATCAAGTTACTGGCTCGGGGGAATCTATGTTGGTAACTTTAATAGCTTAGTGTAACTTTTTGTAACAAGTTATGATATAATGTCAAATAAAAAGGATATTCATGCGGCTTTGTCGAAATTTAATTACTGATTACTTAACAGCAAATTTTACAGAAGACGAGCCAGTATGGACGGGCGACCCTACTGTTTATAATAATGGAGACGAAGCACGAGAAGACCATATTATCTATAAATACGCGGGAATAAGTGGAACTAATACAGCTACTACCCCTTCATTAAATCCCGAAGATTGGTTAGAGTATAAGACTTCTAACTATTACGCTATGTTAGGCGAGAGAACAATCGACCAAACCATAACAAGCGGAGATTTAATAATTGAGATAACATCACAAAATTACGATACTTTATCTTTATTAAATGTGGTTGGTAGTCAAATAGATATAGAAATGAAAGACAGTATGTCTAATATAGTATTTACGGATAGTTACGATTTAAATAATAATATAGAAATTGTAGACGCATACTCATATTATTTTAACCCGTTTGAGTTTTTCACGGGATATTATACTCAAATACCTATTTACCCAAATTCTACTATTAAAATAACAATTACTGCGGCAAGTGGAACAGCCGCAATTGGTCGTCTAGTTTGTGGTCAAGGTTACGGATTAGGTATAAATTTATACGGAGCTACTTTCTCATTAGAGAGTTTTTCTCGTACAGACTTTGACGAGTTTGGGAGTGCAACACTAATACACCGTGAAGCCGTTTATAATTCGCAATATGTTGTCGTAATTCCTTCTGTTAATGTTCCGAGACTACAAAGAAAAAGAAAAGAATTAGACGCTATACCGATTCTATTTATCGGGGACGAATCAGAAGAAAGCGACTACGAAAATTTACTAAGTTATGGACTTTGGCAAGGTGCGGATATGCTATTAAGAAATCCCGTAAATTCTGAATTAAATTTAACAATAAAAGAACTTTTATAAAGGCAAAATATGGCAATTTCTCAAACTATACCAACATTCACAACGACACCAAACAGAAACAATCCCGTTACATTTAGTGCGGATACAGACACATATCACACCGAATTATCGCCGTTTACAAGTGCAATAAATACATGGTCGAGTCAAGCTAACGCGTTAGCTGCTACTGTTAATGCCGACGCAACTACGGCAAGTGACGCGGCGACAAGTGCGTCTAATTCTGCAAACATCGCAACGGGACACGCAAATTTTAAAGGCGATTGGGTAGCGGGATATGAAACTACGGGATATTCATTAGGTTATAGCGTTTCATATACTGACGGATTCAATTATGTATCGAAATTAAACAATAACCTTATTGAGCCTACAACATTAACAAATACTACCGAATGGGACTTCGTGGAAGCAGTAAGCCCCGCAGATTTAGCATTAAAAGCGGATAAAGAAAGCCCTAGTTTTACAGGAATACCAAAAGAGGAAGTCACAGCGGGTACATTAACATTAGGTGCAAATTCATCTATTCAAACGTACACAGCTACGGGAGACTTTACAATCATTGACGATTTAGTAAGTGGCGAAAGTGTAGAATATCAATTAACTAATGGCGGTTATACTCCAACATATCCGACTATGACGTGGGTATCAGTAGGGCAAGTCGAGCCAACACTAAATACAACGGATATAATCAAGTTTAAAAAAGTGGGAGCAGTTTTACAAGGCAAACATACGGGAATAATAGCATGAGTTTCTTAGAGGGTTTTGATTCTGATTTATCGCTTGATTCAAGTGGTGGAGTAACCCCACTAGGTATATCATTTGACGGAGATACAGACTACCTATCAAGAGCAAGTGATTTTACTGGTAATGCAGATAGTAGCACTTTTACTTTTAGTTGTTGGGTTTACTGGACGGGAGTCGCACAAGAGTATATTTTTGAGATTGGAACAGTCTTAAGGTTTAGTATAAATATAGGAGCTAATGGCAAAGTACAGGTTTTTGGTACATCATCAGCAGGGTCATCAAGAATAAATGCAGATTCAGGCATAGCAGTAGCAAAGAATACATATACTAATTTTATAGTTTCTTGTGATATGTCAAACGCCAGTAATAGAAATATGGTTATTAACGATATTGTAGACCCTTCACCTGCTTGGGGAACGTACAACAGTGGTACTATTGATTTTACTCAACCAAGGCACGTATTTGGAGCAAGGTATGATTTTTCATCTCCTTCAAACCTTAGAATATACGGAGCATTCCTATCAAGAGAATACATTGACTTATCAGTAGAAGCTAACCGAAGAATCTTTATCAATGCAGATGGTACAGCTAACACTAACTATTTAGCAGATTATGAAGCAAGTTATGGAAGTGTTACATTTAGTTTCCCTATGAATGATGCAAGTATAGCACATATCAACGAAGCTGGTACAGGAGATATGGTACAAAACGGTACTTTAGATACAGCAGTTGTTGGAGCTAATCAGTTACAATGTAAGGCTAGTTATTTTGATGGGAGTAATGATTATTTGAGTAGTACTGGACTTGGTGCTAGTGATGAAAAAGAGTTCACTTTGTCAATGGTATTTAAACAAGACAGCTCAGTAGGTAATCAGGTTTATTCAGGTTTTGGGAACGGAACATCTTATTCGTTTTTTATTACTTTTAATATTTCCAACTTTAACATAATAGGTAAGTCGTCTATTGGAGGGACTACAGTGTTAGACGTTACTCTTAATAAGGGTAATGACTTTTTTGACTTAAGAACAAACCAAGTGACAATATCAGTTGACTTGACAAATGCTTCAAATAGAAAGATTGTTGTAGATGGTATAGATGAAACAGTAAACGCTACATGGTCTACCTACACAGATACTGCTATTGATTTTACAGTACCAGAATACAATATAGGTTCATTACCACAGTTTGGGAGTCCAGTAGGAAAACATAGTCAAGGAGAAGTTTACTTCGATACAGTATACGAAGCAGACTTAACACCTTTTTGGAACTCCGACACAAACAGACCACGAACAGCAAAAGAAGCTAAAGACCTATTGATAAGTACACCTTTAATATGTATGGCAATTTCAGCAGATGACCCCGAAGATAATTCAGAGGGTAGCGGTGGAGATTTTACATTAAATGGTGGTGGTTTAGTTGGTGCAAGAGGTGCTACGGAATATATTAGTAGAAGTGCTAAGTTTGGTGATGGGTCAACCACTTTAAATAAAACAAACTATTTGGAAAACACAAGTATGACTCCAAGTAGTACAAATTCATTTTCTTTTGTGTGTTCACTTGAAACTAAAGATTTTACATTAGCCACAGATATTTTAATAATGGCTATGGGTGGAACTAATGGAATAGTA